CCGAGGTGAACGAAACAGGCTTATACTCAGTATGAGCTGGGCATTCCGCGATGTGTACGAAAGTTTGTATCAGCCAATCAATGTGTTGTTCATTGACGAAATGATCGATTCAGGCATGGACACACAAGGTGTTGAAAACAGTCTGGCATTGCTCAAGCACATGAGCCGAGAGCGTCACAAGAGCATATGGCTAGTAAGTCACAGAGATGAACTGGCAGGACGAGTTGAGAACATTCTCAAAGTGGTCAAAGAAAATGGCTTTACCAGCTACAACACGGATATTGAAATGACATAACAACATGACCGATGCAATAATTTTATCTGTCCCACGTATGGCAGCAGTGCGGCCAGCAGCGGGCCCTGCTATCATTAAACAAATTTACAATCAACACGGCATATCAAGTAAATGCCTGGATATTAATCTTGATTACTGGACAAGATTTCAACAAGAGTGCGATCTTGAAATTTGGAACAATATTGACGAGTTCTTGTTTATAAAAAATATCAAGTTGAGCGTCGTTGCGGAACAAAAATTTAATGAGTTTATAGATCATTGGGTTACAATAATAAATCAATACAATCCTCGGCAATTATTGGTTAGTGTGTTTAGCTGGCAAGCACAACAGTTTACTGAAAAATTCTTAGAAAAATTTAGATTGCAAAATACCTGCGAAGTTATCATAGGCGGGCAGGGACTTATCAGAGAAGAAAACGGAAGTTTTTCTCTTGTACCTTCGTTTGCTCATTATCTTAAAGATAAAAATCTAATTGATCATTGGATACGAGGTGAGGCAGAATCTACCATTCCTGAAATTATACGTGGGAATTATTTGGCAGCGGGCATAGACACTAATTTTCTAGCTGAAAGAAGCGATATCAAGTCCCATGCGGCAATGGACTTTGGTGATTTTGATATTACTTCTTATAAAAACGGCACCGAGCATGGTGTCTTGCCAATCGAAAGTTCCAGAGGATGTATTAGAAGTTGCATGTTTTGTGATATCCCTACTATGCAAGGAGGATTTCGAGTCAAACCAGGATTACAACTTGCGAACGAAATGCTACAGTATTATGAAAAATATGGCGTTCGTACATTCTTTTTTCATGATGCACTATGCAACGGCAGTATGAAGGACTTTCGCGTATTCAATCAGACATTAATAAATTATTACGAAGAAAAAGGATTGCCGGATCGTACACTAAGTTATAGCAGTCATGCAATTGTACGAACACAGGCTGCTATGGCTCCGAAAGATTTTGAACTTATGGGCAGAGCGGGCGCCGAAACAATGGTGCTAGGAATCGAAAGCGGCAGTGATGCTGTACTTGCTAGTATGCGCAAAGGGTTTACACAAGAAGATTTAAACTACAATATGCAAGAATACAGTAAAAATGGTATTCAGGTATATTTTTTAATCATAACTGGATGGCCAACTGAAACTGAAAAAGATCACCAGGACACTATAGATATGCTAACTCGCTATCAAAAGTACGTGGCGGACGGAACTATCATTGGAGTAAATTTAGGTACTACACTTACTATCGAGCAAGGAACACCGTTATATGATAATCCATTGTCAATCAATGTTGTAGGAATTAACGATCGTCCTCCGCAAGGAACCGAATGGGTATGTACTACAAATACTGAGCTGACTTATAAACGCAGAATCATGCGCAGAATAGAGATTCAAGAACACTGTCACAATCTTGGGTACACTTTCTGGAAGGGCGACGACCAACTCAAAATTATGATGGACAAATATCAAGAAAGACTATCCATGATACAGGGAATGATACATTGAAAATCAACATTGTATTAGACGTTGAAAAACGACTAGGAGATCCGCTGATTAAAATAACAATTGACGACTACATGTTGTTGTACGAAGGAGTTGCTCAAGAACAATTTGAGTTTGATGTATTGCTCGAAGACGGTCATCATGAAATTAAAATCACACACTATGGTAAAACTATACATCACCATCAACTCGACGACAACGGAAAAATAGTAATTGATCGTCACGTGGAGATTTTAGGTATCACACTGGACGAAGTTGTGCTTAAAGACGAACTGTGGTCTGGCAGATTTTTTCCAGTTTATTTGCACAAAGCCGATCATGAGCCGTATTTTATATGTCCTAATTTATATCTTGGACACAACGGGACTTGGATCATGGAGTTTAGTACACCTGCTATTCAATGGTTAATCAATTGCCGGAAGCCCGGCCCGGATTTAAATAATACCATTTTCAAATCCGGGCATGATGTTTTGCTACAAATGAAAAGTAAATTTACGGATTTCCCTGATGTTTAATCACGACATAATCGACGAGTACCAAATTGAGATCACCACATACTGCAATGCAGCGTGTCCCCAGTGTCCGAGAAATCTCAACGGGCACGGTATCAATTCGCACATGCCGTTGACCCACTTGTCTAGAATTGCAATTGATACCACGTTTGATATTGCACTGTGTACTAGATTACGGCAAATATTTTTTTGCGGAAGTTATGGAGATCCTATTATGCATCCAGAGTTTCTTGATATATTAAGAGACTTTAGACGTAAGAATCCCACATTGTGGTTATACATACACACAAACGGCGGAGTACATGACACAGAATATTGGTCCGAAATTGCCAACATAATGGCCGGATATGGCCAGATTGATTTTGGAATTGATGGACTCGAAGACACTTTACATTTGTACAGAAAGAATGTAAAATACAGTAAGGTTATAGAAAACGCAACAGCGTTTATCAATGCTGGCGGCAGAGCACAATGGAATTTCATTGTGTTTAAACACAATCAACATCAAGTTGACGAAGTTAAACAACTGGGAAAAGAATTAAAATTCTTCAATGTGTTGATTAGAAAGACCGGAAGATTTTTAAATCATGCTACCGTAGAAGAAATGCCAAGTTGGCCGGTTAGAAACGAATATGTATTAGAACCACCAAGTCTGCCAGAGTATCGAAATCAAAGCATGTTATTCTTGCCTGATTTAAAAAAAGAATATAGTAATATCAAAGAATATTTTGATACAACAGAAATAAAATGTGATGCATTGATTGGAAAAAAAGTTGCCATTAATGCAGAAGGATTAGTGCTGCCATGTAATTTTTTCAATCATAATTTATACGATCGACGATTTTATGAAGACGGAGTATTACCGGGTGCTAACCCATTGAGTACAGTAAATGGTAAGAATCAAGTGCGTGAGTTTTTAGAATCGTATAATTTAGACAGTTTTAATATTAATAAAAACAGTCTAGAAGATATTTTTAACAATCCCATGTGGAGCGATTTAGTTGCCAGTTGGAATAAAACATTAGCACAAGGCAGATTATTTGAATGCGCAATGACATGCGGTTCAAAATTAACAAAAGTTTGGGATCAAGGAGGATCCGTGAAATTATGAAATATATGGTAACAGGTGGCAATAGAGGGCTCGGCGAAGCACTGTGTGCTCGTTTTAACGGTGACAGTTATAGCCGGACCGACGGTTACGACATAACCAAAGATAGAAAAAAATTAGTAGAGTCAAGTTTGAATTATGATGTGTTTGTCAATAATGCATTTGACGGACCGTTTCAGGAATCATGGGCTGACTTTGCACAAGTTAAATTACTGTTTGATGTTGCCACGGCATGGAAAAATGCCAACAAAGTTGGGTACATTATCAATATTGGCAGCTCTGGTAGTGAATCTATTGTGGCGCCGGACCCTGCATGGGAAACTTACCGTGTCAGCAAAGCAGCATTGAAACATCATAGCTTACAATGGACACAAGCGTTCAAGGCAAACCAAACACTGTTTAGAACAAGTTTGATCACATTAGATCGATTAGACACTGCACTAAGCCGTAGTCGTCCAAACTGGACAGGCAACGGTATTGATTTATCCGACGTAGGCAACATGATCGACACTTGCATTAGCGTAAAAAACAACACCTGCATAGGCGAAATTACTGCGTGGGTAAACTTCGACACATAATCACTAAAAATATAATACTAATTCATCAACAGGCATAACTACAACACAAAAGGCAACTCATCAAATACAACACATGACATGGTACTATCAAGACACTCCAGTTGAGACATTACCCGAAGAATGTGTTGGATTTGTATACTTAATCACCAATAATCTCTCCGGACGCAAGTACATAGGCAAAAAATTAGCAAAGTTCTCAAAAACATCAGTAAAAGTAGTAAAACAAAAGAACGGCATCAAAAAGAAAAAGCGCATACGCACAAAAATCGACAGTGATTGGCGTGAGTACTACGGATCAAGCATTGATCTAGCCGCGGACATCTTAACTTTAGGCACCGAAAACTTCTCTAGAGAAATACTTTATTATTGCGCATCCAAGGCAGCATGTTCATACATCGAAGCCAGAGAACAGTTCAATAGAAAAGTATTAGAATCAGACGATTATTACAATGGACAAATCAGTGTACGTGTACACGGTAGTCACATCAAAAACAAAACACTTTAAAATCGATTACGACTCTGTGTTGGGTGCAATGGCCCAACCCCATTGAGGAACGGTGAAATACCCGGTCCGGACTTGGGCGTCAAAGGACAATGCTAACTTAAGGCAACAAATGGTTTGGGCTCTGTGAAAAAGATACACCCCATGCTTATAGGACTTCGATTTATTATGGGGTCACTAGGGTTCCGTTGATACGTGAAGCTAGAGTAAGGGGTACCGGTCAACCGCCTCTGCGTAAGCAATTACAATCTCTTGATAATAAAGGCTGCTACACTCAGATAATGCTGTAAAAACCTTTTCACCGTGCATACGGTGAATTGTGACTGCGTAATCTAGATAATACTAGATACATTAATTGTTCTAACAAATAAAAAAATTGATGAACGAAGTGAAATCAATAGACTTGCTAGCAAGTCTTTAATGTATGCGTTAACTTAGATTCAGTTAGAACTGATCTGGCCAATCACGAAACAGTGCATGTTGGATAGTATTGCAATCAACAAACTGATTGAAACTTTTGTGTTTGACTTCGAGCTCTCCTTCAAGTGGAGCAACTCGTTTAAATGCACTGTCCATCTGTGCCATGCCAGTGAACTCCATAAGTATCATCCACTCAGGCATGTCTGCAATACTACGGAATCCCATTTTACAACGAGTGATTCTGTAGCTTTCCATTTTGCCTTCGCTGATCAAATGATCAAAGAAACTTTTCATTCCGTTGACCCACTCAAGGTCTGTAAGGTCGCCTTCTTTGTTTGCCCAAATTGTATATACGTCTGCCATTTTAGTTTCTTTCTTTAAAATAATCTTGCATTGTGCCTTCGCGATGTAAATCACTTGTAACACAATGTATACCACCGTCCCAAAAATATCTATGTCTAAATGGAACTATGTGTGGTGTAATTCCGTATCTTTCTAATGCATCAAACACCTGTTTGTTGTAGTTAAACACCATTACATTTTTTGGATCAATTATCAACATGTTGACGTCAAACACAGTTTCTTCTACATACCCAGTCCAATGACCGAGCCACTGTTCCACAGTATTGACCACGTCTTGATCTTGCTCAAATCCTGGAATCCACCATTTACCCTTGTTTTTCATTTTAAGAGATAGGAACGGCGTAACTGCACTCCAGCTTTGCCCTGGCAAATAAACTACTTCCCACCCGGGAAATGTATCTGCATAAGTGGGAATATCTTGTAAGCTAATAATCAACCCCGGGCACACTGGGCAGTATGTGCCGTCACTGTGACCGCCGGTGTCGACTATGTGGTTTCTTGTGTTAGGAAATTCTCTATTGATTATATTTTTGTATTCGGTGGTATCCTGATTGTATGTTTCGGTACCAAAATACAAATCTTTACCTATTCTTGAAATTTGTGCACCGTTGATTAGTGACGATTTGGTCAAATGTGGCTTTACTGTATTTCCTTGTTGACGTATTTTGTTATAAATTTTGTTATATTCAAATTCAGATGAAGAAGAAATATGAATATCAAGGTTGTGAACTTCATTGCATTCTTGTTGAATCCAATTTGGTAAAGTTTTAAATTCTTCAAGACTAGTACACTCTGGCCAAGACGTATCTTTTACTCCGTTATAAAACTTGGTAAAATTAAAACTGGAGTATTCGTAAAATACATCACCAAGCATAACAGTATAGTCTCTCGGAGTCATCGGCGGCTTCGCGTATTTTCCGTTTACAAAAGAATTATCTGGTAAGTCGGGCCGCAATACCTCAACACCAAATTCTTCTAATTTCTTTATAATATTTTGGTAGTCTTCTTCTGTTTCGATTGCTATTTTTTCAAATAAACTGCGTACATGGGGGATAGTAATCCATGAATAAAATTCAGGTGGATAACTGCGTCCCACTACACATACTTTAAGCGGATCCCAGTGCTGATATACTGAATACATTATAGTGGTCCTAAAATTTCGAAGCCCTGCATGCTTTGTTTGTACAAGTGAGCTTGTTCCAAATACAAGTATTCAAAACCCCGCTCACGATATATTGCACACTCAGTTTGCAAACTTTCAATGCCGAGTCGCAGCTTAGGTGTTCGATAGTCCCATGCAAACTGAGCGCACAGTGCGTTCTTGCTGTCGTAACGTTCAATCAAGCTAAACGCTACTAATTCTCCGTTGTTGCGATATCCAATAACGTCTGTGTTGGGTGCTGTGTACCTACAATCAAATATAGGCATCACACTGGCAAAATGTCGATAGATACAGTAGCGTTTGTATATTTCGTTCAACTGATCTATATCAGGCTCTGTGATGTAATACCAATCGCACGTCTGCTCGTAACTGGTCTTACTTAGATCTATTCTGGCAAATTGATAACTCACCTTGGATCCTTTCTGTTGTTAAACAGCGCGGTCAAGTATTCTTCTGGCCATGTGTGATAAAATCCTTTGCTGGCCATTTGTTCTGCACTGTCATCAAGTTTGCTTAAACTTTGCACCAACGACAGTGCATACTTGCCTTGATTCATGCACACACCGTTGACTACTTCTGCTTCTGCAGGGTGATCTTCCAACACCAACAAATCTTTCCTGAGTAAAAATTCTTGGTTAGCATCTTCCAGTGCTTGATGAAAACGAGCATAAGGGAATTCTTCAGGATCGTATGCATAAATTATAACTTCGTACTTGCCCATGCCCCAACGACTGCAATTCTTTAGATCAAAATAAGGGTTGACTCCCACTAGAACATTAACTGTGCCGGACAAGCGAGCCTTGCGAGCAAACGGACACGGAGCCCAGCCTCCTAGTGCAGGATGCGGAACTTCTACAAAGTTCTCGGACCATGCCAGTATGTCTTGTTTTACTGTTGTCAAGTTTAACATTTTTTAAAAAAACGGCAAGCCGCTCTTTTTTGTGGTCTCTAAGTTATCAGCGATAATTTTTGAAATACTAGTACGCTCATCTGAGCTAAGATTCAATGCTGCTTCGTATGANAAACCGCCTCGCATGTACCAGACCATTTTCAACGCCTCTTGTTTGATTTCTCTACT